TCATTAAATTCATCAACATGATCCATATCCAAAAATTCTCGGACCTTTGGATTATATTCTACTAACTTCTTTGCTTGTATCTGCCTACTACTAGAGTTCTTTATATTACACATAAAGCATGTTAGATTACATGCATTGCCCCATATCCTCATCTTGACATCAATGACTCTACCAAAAGGAACTTTATCAAGTGGTTGTCTTGGAGATGGTATACCTCTTTCTTCCGCAGAGATACAACTTCTACATACATCTCTAACTAAAGGAGTCAGTGGATCGGGTTTCATCATATCCCGTCTCAACTGACTCATTTGTTCATTTTTATAAAACTCGTATGCTCCTTCTTTCAAATGCACCGCTTTGAATGATGCATTTTTCTCATTTTTATATGGATGGTCACAAACTGTATAGCAGCAAGGCATCATCATATGATAAGAATCACTGAATAGATGCGCGAATGGAAACTTACAGTATACCGACATTTACAATACGAAACGTGCTTTTGAAGTTCTCTTTAAATAATTTAGGTTAGTAGCATTACACTTAAGTTTTTCTTTAAGTGGTTTTGAGATTAGTTTAGTTACGTTCTCAATCTCAATACTATTTTCTTCACAGTAATGGCAAATCGCTTCGATGTAATTCATCTCAACGTTATCTTTTACTAGTTGCTCAATGTCATTGGAAAATTTGTCTTGACATAGGAATTTGCTTTTGAGGATAGATTTAACCTCACTTTTTGATTTCATTTAGTTTGTCCTCTACGAACTTTTGGATGTACTGAACTAATAGTTTCATATAAGTCATTTTATCATACTCTTCGTAAACTTTCACCTCACCATTCTCACATGTCATGATGATGACGAGTTTCTTTACTGGAATACCTGTAAGTTCATAGAACATGCAACCATATGCTGCTGCCTGAACAAAATAATTCTCAATCCAATCCTTTGGTTTGGGTTTTTCTGCGGTCTTAAAATCAATGATTGCTAACTCCGGTTCTCCTGACTTACCGGTATACTCTGCGATACAATCAACTGTGCCCGCTACACCTAACTCTTTACTGTAGAGTGATTCCTCTAGGGCGTAGATCCTATTTATATTAGCAAGGATTTTCTTCGCCTGAAGGAACAACATCTTTGGTCCAGGATGCTCAAAGACTACATCTTTATTGAGCAGATGTGTTTCAATCAGTTCGTGAGTTCTTGTGCCTCGTGTAGTAGATCGTTTTGAGATACGATTTGCTTCTTCTTCACCAACACGAGCTCTCCATTTTTTAAAGATCTCTTTATTATAATGGGAGGTCACCGAGGTGATAGACACCATCGGATGATCCTCCACAGTATAGAATCTTACTCCATCAATATTCTTCCGTTTTAGTTTAGGAAGATCAACATTAACATGTTCAAACATTAAAATCCAAGGGCAATCTTATTAAGGATATAACTCTTAACTAGACCAGATCTTACAATGTCTTCAACACCGAATTCGATTGACTCAAACTCTGGCATTGCCGCAAGGATCTTCATAAAGTCAAGGATACCATTTCGTTCGTTAGTTTTAATAAGGTCCGTCTGGGCAGCGTCACCACAGAAATGGATCTTACAATTTTCACCAACTCTAGTGATTATACTATCAAGTTCGTGAAAATTCAAGTTCTGTGCTTCATCAACGATTAGAATACAATCGTCTAACGTGGTGCCACGAATGAAACTGGTAGACCAGAACTTAATAGACTCCTGTGTCTTCAGGTTACCCCAAAGCATGTCAAAGTCATTGTCTGTAGGCAACTCAAACATGTACTTGACCATGTTCTTGTACGGAATCTGGTACAAGGATGCCTTATCCTCATGGTCACCTGGCAGGAAACCGATTTCTCTGGTAGATACCAGAGACCTTACAATAACCACACGAGTGTATGGTGTAAGAGGATCAAGAACTTCCTTCAGTGCCAGGTATAGCATGATGAATGTCTTACCTGTTCCAGCAGCACCATAAGCGTAGACGTTTTTGTCTTCTTTATAAGCATCAAACACCCTAGTTTGATTTGCTGTAAGAGGTTCAACGTCAACCATCATATCAGCATTGAAAGGTTTCTTTCTCTGCATTTGCTTAGCAGACATCCCCGCACCTACTTGTGTGGATGTCTTCTTTTTTCTTGCTGGCATATCAGAAGTGTGTGGTTTTCTGAGGTTTTACTTTAGATCCTGGAGTTTTACTTACCTTATGAAGGACTTCGTTCCATCCACCATCAGTTTTGCTGTAGCAATCTCCGGTGCCCGAGACAGCACCAGCGCATCCTTGAGACCAGTCTTTGTCCCATTCAGGATTATCTTTTCTCCACTGATCATACGCTACCATACTCATAGAAAGCGTTTGCGTTTCACCAGTTTTGAGATTTTTTACAGGGTAAGAAGGCATAATAATGATGGTGTTTGAGTATTTAGAAAAACCCTAGAGGCAATTTTTTGCCGGAGATTTTTTCCCGGTTTTTATGAAAACTTAAAGTGATTTTAGTTTTGGATTGTGATGAACCAGGTACGCCGATCCAATCGCTGTGCCTCCGTCATGCGACACAGGTTCAGCATAAAACTTCACACCGGGAAATGCTTTGGTCAATTTATAGTTTACCACACAATTCAAAAAACATCCACCCGTCAGTATAATATTGTTTTGTTTGGTGGTTGCTAGTGCTTTCTCCACCAACTCAACAGACCTATCCTCCCACTCTTTTTGAACGCGAGTGGCATCTAGGTGAGTGTTGTGTGGAGCAAGTCCCATCACCTTTCCTGCTTCACATTCACCTAAACCCAATGACTCCGCTACAACATCAAACTCTTTACCAATACCCCAAGTAGCGTATTCTCCCGAGTCACCTACTTTGTACGTATTATATTCCTTATGCTTTACTTTCCAGTGAAAGCGACGACCTGTCTTACAATGAAAGATAGTCTCACACTCATCACCCTTTTCAGAGTGCGATCCACTACTATCAACTACAATGACTGCTGCCTCAGTAAACCCAGAATTATAAAAACCACAAGCAGCATGAGTTAGGTGATGCCTATCCCTGTAATCAATCTTCTCAGCATCAGGAAAAAGACGTTTAATCTTTGAGATATTCTTTGTAGAATTCATTGTCTTACTTCCCGTGTTCCAGAAAGCATCAGCAATGGCAACAACATCAATGTTGTCAATCATATCAAGCAGTTTACTAACGTCAGAATCTCTTTTGACTCTGGTCACACGTTCTGCTTCCAAATAAAAATCTATCTGTCCGTCCTCGACGACACAGATAGATCCGTTGTTTGATAAATTTACTCCAAGGATTCGCATTTCTTTATCATACGATTGATCTCTGGGAACCACAGCACTTTGATGTCAGAACGATCGAACGTGTCGATGGCATCCTGCGGGGTCTCAACCAGTGGTTCTCCTGCCAGATTAAAAGAAGTATTTAACACCATGGGAACCTTACTGTACTTGTAAAACTCAGAGATCAATTCATAATAATGTGGATTGATTTCCTTTGTCACAGTCTGAATTCTACAGGTGTAATCAACATGTAGGACAGCAGGAATCTTGTTCCTAACTTCTTCTTTTGCCTCCACCGCATACATCATCTCCCTTGAGTGCTCCAAGGTTGACATGTCAAACCAGTAAGATGCATGTTCTTCCAGCACACTAGCAGCAAAGGGTCTAAACTTCTCACGGTTCTTCACTGTGTTCACTCTGTCGGGTCCTAGACCGTCCCGAGGATCGTATAGGATACTCCGGTTACCTAGTGCCCTAGGACCCGCCTCAGAGCGTCCCTGATAGACCGCTACGATCTCTTGCTGGAAGATATACGTTGCGATCTCTTGTGGGGTCACCCTGGGCAGGTGACGAAGGTGCTCTAGACTATGGACAGGACCCGAGTACATTACCATCCTGCTGCTTCTGCTACTGTAGGGAACTGTTCCTTAAAGATACGCTTACACTCAAGAGCAATATCCATGTGCTCCTTCTGTGTACCATTAGCAGATCTCAATTCGATGTAATGATACCATGAGCGAACCGAACCTGTCATGTATAGTTTAGTTGGACAAGCGAGTGGTAGCACAAAACGAGCACACTCCTTTGCCACACCTGCTTCCAACATTTGAGTGTAAAGAGAAGAAGCAGAACTAAACAACGTAACCATCTGACGGTTCAATCGTTCTACAACCACAGGATCAAGATCGTCAATACTATTCTGACGGTTCTTGGTGTCCTGACGACGGAGTTCAGGTAACTCAATCTGATCGCTCAGCAGATTAGTGCTGGCATAACGTTGTGAGAACTCTTGATATGTAAAACTACGATGACGGAGAATTTGAGCTGCCAATCCTCTAGTGGTTTCAATCTCAAGAGTCATGTGTGCCTGTTCAAAAACAGACCAGTGACCATGCTTGATGCAGTAACCAAGTAGTCCTGCGTAGTTAGGGTTCTCCTGGTTGTTAGGGTTGCTGACTCTGGCGACATACGCCATCAACTTCTCCGCATCAGGAGTCGCTGTTACTAGACTTACTTTCATTTACAACGCCTTTAAATCCTCGTTTCTTCTTAAGAAGTTTCTTTGTCATTTTAAGTTGCAACCGTAGATATGTCAACTCAGTAGGAGTGTACTTCCATGGTTGCTTTAACGCCTCTTTAATAAGGCGAATAGATTCTTTGTACCTCATTTGAAACAAAAAAGGGGTGCTAAGCACCCCCAGATAAACCTATGAAGGTTGTTTACTTGGTGTAAGTACGACCACGATAGCAGAAAGTCCCGTGAGACTCTTTGCTTTCTACACAACGAGTATCATACTCAACACCACGATAAGCAGTGTGAGAGATCTATGCGTTGTGAAGAGCAGATGCCTTTTGGATCTGCTTTTTGACTAGTTGAAGTGTGTTCATGTGGTACTCCTGAAGTAGTAGGGATTTTACTCCGTTCCTTCAGTCGTTTGCGTCCCATGGACAATTAGGAGTTGCCTCCTGAATTGTATCAATCAGTTCAACTTTAACAATAGAATTCAAGTTTTCATTTGATTGGATCCTGAGCATGATAGCATCAGCATCTTCACACAGAAGACTAGAATAAAGAAGAAGATCTACCATAGGATGAACGCTCCGTTCCGCGACTTACTTGCGTCCCTTGTGGGATGAACGACGGTGTTATTATAACACCTCATATACTATGTAGTCAAGTATCTTAGTATTACTTGCTACTCTTTTTGCTGGGTTTCGGCGGTGGCACTCCCCAAAGTTTGGGGTTTACCCTACCTTCTGTCTGGGTCATGTTGACAAAATCTTTTTTGTACTTGTCCCAGTAATGATCAAAGATGTCTGCCTGCTTCGCACAAGATGCGATGTCATAGCAGGTAGTTTCACCCTCAACATACTCAATCATGTAAGCAGTGTAAGGTAGACTGCGATCTAATGACAACGCAGGGTCACATTTTTCATGAAGAATTTTCATTGGTCACGCCAAACGATGTCAGGATATGCCTCCTCAACAACTTGACGGGTAATGCGATACTTTTTCTGCAGTTCTTTGTCCTTAACTAGCATAAGTAGGTCCGCTTCACCAGCATGAAGAGACTCTAGAAGTTGAACGAACATCGTCTCACGCTTCATTTGTGGAAGTCTATCATTGCCACCCCTGACATAGTTGTACAGGGTTCTCCACTCATGAACAAGTCGAGTATGTCCACCACTGTTTGCTGGTGCTTCGTTTGGTTTGTAAGGAACCTCACCTGGTGGCAGAGCACTGGAGATACCCTTATCAAAATTCCAAATAAAGAGCGCCTTCACGTCATCGCGAATGTGTTCTTTTAGTAGTTTGACTTTATCAACTTTAGTTTTTTTGCCATGAACAGCGGCAAAAAGTTCTGAGACCAAAGGGTTATTAGGTAGTCTTGCCATAGTTAATCTTCAAATTCATCTGGATGTGATCCCTCAAATCGAAATGCGATGATTTCATCTGGGAGTTGGTTACCATTCTCATCAAAACATTCTGGATGAGAATAAATTGGGGTGATGTCTGTAATGTATTGCCGAAATAGATATCCGACAACCAAACTCAAACCCGTTAATAGCATTACACAGACTATGGTAAGTCCGATGATCGCTGCTAACATTTTCTAAACTCCTACTAACGTTTCTTAATTTCAAGGTAAAAAGAAACTTCCTTATCGGTAAAAGGAAGAACAATCTTACCAAAACTTACCCGTTTTGATGGTCTCTTCCTCCTTAGTAGCAGTTCTACGCCTTTATTTAGACTAAGCCCCGATCCCTCAGTGCCTTCACTGTCTCTGTGCATCCGCCTACATGCTCCTCGTTAATAACAACTTGTGGAAACGTGGCATCTTCACCAAACTCACTATGAAATTGTTCTTTAGTAAAGTCCGTTTCATAAGTATACTCAGTTACTTGTGCCTTGACCATTGTCAAGACCGTCTTCACCTTCACACAATAGGGACAATCCGTCCGACTGTAGACCGTTGCTTTCATCTTTGCGATATCCGTGTTTATTAGCGCAAGCTTGACGTGCCCAAGACTTTGCTAAACTATTTACATTGCTGCAAGGTTTATTTGATTTGCCACAGTGTGGACATACTGGTTTGGTCATTTGAAACCAAGGCTAGTAACAACTTCTTGCTGTTTATAGTAAAGCTTACAAAAAGACTTGGCAAGGTTGCGAAGTTCTTCTACATCATCTAGGTTATCAATATCACGAGCAAGTTTTTCGTAGGTGAAAAGTTTGCTCATACTATCAAGTGTGATATCGTCCGGGTTCATAGGGATACTGACAGCATGTTATATGTAGCAGACTATTTGGACATCATGTATATAAGACCAGGAATGATGATAAAGAATTGAGGTAGAAAGTTCATGACAATAGCACGTTCTTTCCACTTCACTCCTACGTATGTCCAACCTGCTGCACCTACCAATTGTAGCATGCTATTCCAAGGTGTCCACCCCATCACATGAAAAACCATAGCGATGAGGATAGTGGTGGCACTAAACCACTTAATCGTTTTAACGGTCAATAATACGCTCCTTCATATCCTGAGACCACTTGTCGTAGTATTCAGTCTTCTGGAGTGCTTTACGTGCCTCCTCAAGGGGAGCACGTTGCTGTACAATCATCATACCATACTCTCCCTGATTGACCAGGAAACCATCTACCTCCTCAGTGAGGTCTGGGTGCTCCTCTAAGAAGAGATAGGCAGGATAGCGGCGATTGTATTCTACTGCTGCCTCCTGGAGGTCCCAGGCGGTCATGTCGGTGACATAGATGTTCACCTCCTTATCCCAGGGTCCCTTCTCAAACTCCTCAAAGTTTGTGAACATTTTGACGGAGACATTACCATCCACCCATGCCTT